GAGCCAGAAGACTTTGCGCTTGACGCAACTGGTGCTGGAGCTGGCATTGCCGACATCATCTCGCAACGCTGGCAGAATGGTTTCATGCGAGTGAGCTTCGGTGGAGCCGCAACGGATACTGCAATCAGCGTGGAGGACACTCGCCCTGCCAAGCAAGTCTATGCCAATCGAGTTACTCAACTCTGGAGTCAGATCAAAGTGGTGGTGATGGCTGGCAGAATGAGAGGGATGGACGATCAAACTGCAAGGGAACTCTGCGCCCGAATCTACTCGCTTAAGAACGAGAAGACTTTGCTGGAATCCAAGAAGGAACTCAAGAATCGAACCAAGGGCAACTCTCCAGATAGAGCTGATGCGCTCTCGTTGCTTGTGGAGTTGTTCGTCAACCAAAACGGGTTGGGGAATGCCACTGCAAGTCAAGCGCAAAATTCTGAAGATTGGGATGAATATGTGCTTGCGAACACGCAAGAGTCTGACTATCGGTAGGGCATGGAAAAAACAAAACTGGTGCGTAATGCGCCTCATCAAAAATACTTCCTGTCAGACGGGAAGACCCAAGTGCCAGGTGGTAGCACTATCTGCAAGATCGGAGACGATGCTGGGGCGTTGATTCATTGGGCATGGAACCTTGGCATGGAGGGCAAGGACTACCGCAAGGAGCGAGACAAGGCCGCAGACATTGGCACGATTGCTCACTTCTTGATTGAGTGCTACCTAAACCAGCAAGTTGCCGACCTTGACGATTACTCCACCGAAGACATCGAAAAGGCTTTGCTCTGCTACAACAAGTTCATTGATTGGTGGGATGAGCAACATCTGGAGAAGGTGGCAACTGAAACTCAACTCGTTCATAACGGAGTGTGTTATGGCGGAACCATTGACCTTGTTGCGAAGCGATCAAATGGGGATCATGTTCTGATCGACTTCAAAACCAGCAAGAAGATCAGCGATTCTTATTGGAGGCAAGTTGCAGGGTATGCCGCATTGTGGAACGAAAATCAAGAGCAAGTTCCAATTCTACTTGGCAAAGAAGAAACAGAGAATATCAAAATTGGCCCATACCAGATTATTCCAAAAGGTGTTAAGGTTGTTGGAACAAAAAAAATCAATCAAATCACTTCTCACGCCATCGTCCGTATTGGCAAGCAAGATGAGGGGGACTTTGAAGTGGTTTGGAAAGAGGATCTATCAAAGGAGTGGTTCGTATTCCAGAAGCAAGTAGTACTTTATTGGGCATTGCAAGCCGCCAAACCAGAACCAAAGCGGAAGAAGAAGGCATGACAACTCCACAATCTGACGGGGCAGAGAAAGCATTTCTTTCCTGCGTATTACAACGCTCTTCAATTCTTAATGAAGCGGCAGACTTTGCAACGCCAAAGCTGTTCCATCATCCAGATCATCGACGCATATTTGAAGGGGTTTTGGAGCTATGGAAGGAGGGCAAGGATTGTGATCTAGTCACCATCACAGAGCATATGCAGACCGCAGGGACTCTCGACTTGTCTGGAGGGGCGGCCTTTATATCCGAGTGTTTCATCTCCCCTGCACTCATTAGCAACTGGCGTGAATATCTGGAGATCCTGCGCCACAAACACACTGCACGTCTTGCGATCTCTGCCGCCGAGAAAATCATAGCCTCTGCCCAGAATCCAGCAGAGGCAGGAGAGCTATCAGAAGTGGTTCAGAAAGCTCTAGTGGCGATTGCCGCTGATGCCGAGTCATCATCTCGCATCGAAAGCGTGAAGGAGATTGCAAATTCTAGGCTGAATGAATACGAGGAGATGAGAAAGAACAAGGGGAAGCTCCTTGGCATCACCACTGGATTTGACAAGCTGGACAAGATCACTGGAGGTCTTCGCTCTGGTCAACTTGTAGTGATTGGTGCGCCCACCAAGGGGGGCAAAACCACTGTTGCACTCAATATGGCAATGCGAACTGCGGGAATTGCAAACAATCCCGTGGGAATAATTTCACTTGAAATGTCAAAGGGAGAACTCATTGATAGAATCATCTCATCGGTGAGTGCGTTGGATCTATCGTTGCTTTCCAGCGATCAAGAAATATCTCAAGACTGGATGAACAAGCTATGTCTCGGAGTGTCGAAGGTGGCGAATCTACCAATCTTTGTGAGGGATGAAAGCTCCATCAACTGCTTGCAACTCCGAGCCGCCGTGAGGCGCATGGTTGCAGTTCACAATGTGAAGATGATTGTTGTGGACTACATCCAACTGCTTGAGCCTACCAACAAGACAGACTCTAGGGAGAGGCAAGTTGCAGAGGCTTCCAGAACTCTCAAGATGCTTGCCAAGGAATGCAATGTGGTGGTGCTTGCCCTAACGCAACTCAACGCCGAGGGAGCGTCCAGAGAGTCAAGGGCCATCGAACATGATTGCGATTTGTTCTTGACTATCTCGCAGGATGAGAAGCAACAAGAAGATTGGTTCTTGAATATTAAACTTGCCAGAGCCTGTCCACGAGCTAGTATTCCCCTAACCTTCAAGAGCCACTTATTGCGGTTCGACGAAAGGTTTTAACAACAAACAACAATGCAATACGACAACGAAAAGCGGTTTATTCTTTTCCCTAAAAAGAACGCCAACCCGAAAGCCCCAAACTACACTGGTAGCATAACCATCAATGGTAAGGAGTGGGAACTCTCTGGCTGGGACAAGCAGGGCAAGAACGGAGGCTCCTTCATCAGTGGCTCCATGAAGGAGCCTTACAAGCAGGGCGAACAGAAACCCAAGAACAATTCCGTAAACTCCGACGAGGACATCCCATTCTAATATGGCTACAATGTCTCGCAAGAAGTGGCATTGCAGTGGAACCAAATCTCGTAAGAGCTAGTTAATTTCAGTGTTGGTGCTGGTTGCACAAACCCTCGTCCCCTAGTCATGTGGGGGGCGGGGGTTTAGTGTTTTCGCCGCTTTGCGGCTCAATAAAATATTTTTAGATTTTTTATTGACGGCATTTCAAATTCTGAAAGACTCATCTCATCGGCGCAACCACCGATACCAAAACATGAAAATAGAATACAAATGCAAGAATGAAGAATGCCAGCACGAGTTCAAAGTTGACTACGCAGGAGGAGACCAATGGGGAGGTGGAGAAATCACCCCAGACGTTTGCGATAAATGCGCAGAAGACATTGACTTCGAGGAGATCGAAAACGATGCCCTTCCAGACCCCGACTACTACAACGACCGAGACCGCTAATATGAAAAACACACACGCAATGCTCCACAGCATCACGCCACTTCTACAAGTGTGCATCAAGCAAGCAGATCGTCATGGCATGGACGAGATCCGCATCTCCAAGGCGAGGGCCAGAGAGATCCTTCATCTCGCACTAGCCGCTGAAAAAGAGCTTGAATCAAAAGCAAAACAGCAAAATTACTTCTCGCACCTTGACTCCGTCTTTGGTAAATAATCAATCTATGAAAAACCGAAACACACACCTCCTGCTCAACAAGCTGGAACCCACCATCCACGTTGCAATCAAGTTCGCCAAGTGGCACAATCAAGACAAGATCACTATTGATCGTGAACAGGCAGATGAGCTTATCAAGCTCATCAAGGCCGCTGACGAGGAGCTTGCCCTCACCGCAGAACTATGAGCGCATTCGTAATCATCTGGGGAGGCATAGGGCTTTCATTTGCGTATTGCGTGGGCTTGTATTGCTATAAGCACCACGTCGAGCAACAGATGCTTGAGCATCTCGCTCGCAAGTGGAGGGACGACAAGGAGCAGTTTGAGCTTTGGATGTATAACCTGTCCATCAAAGTGACAAGGAAAGAAATCCAACAATCGGAGGGAGAAGATGTCTGATCCCACCATCACCGATTTGCAGAGCGAAATCATGGCTCTGATCCTCACCCTTGAGGACATCAAGAAGATGAACTCACTTGGAAAGACCAAGCAGATCGCAGACGAAATTGACCGCATCCTTAACTATTACAACCAGTGAAAAACACCAACAAATCGCAGACGAAATAACCAAATACACAAAATGATGAATCATAACCTTAAAGATAAATGGGCCGTTGAATACAATGGAACACAGAACAGATTCCATATACAGGAAGCACCCACGAGGATTGAGCAAAACATTAAAGATGCTCATTCATTCAAAAAAAGCGAATGGTATCTAATTGGAATCGCAGACAGCATAGAACAAGCAAAAGAGTTAGTTGACGAAACAAGATCAATTCAAGGATTTAAAAACCAAAACAACAGAGATTAATATGAGCATCATAATCCCTGCTGGCATTGACCAGGATAACCTCCGAGTTCCACTTCAGTTCCCTCTGCGCCCAGATGCCGACACAGTGTTGGACGCTGAAGGCCGAGTGGTATTCACAATGGACAACGCAATCGATATCAAGGAGAGCCTCAAGTTCACAAAGCTGTTCTCCAAGGCTCCCGATATGTGGACGCTACTAGGTGATATGTATCTCACGCTTGCAGTTCTTGCAAAAACCAATCGGCTAGACCACGGGGAGGAAAACGAGCAGGATAAGGACAAGTGCCTTCTCTGCCGAGCAGAAGCAATCCTCCATTCCATCCAATGATTGAGTTCTCCAAAAAAATGAATGGAACCCCTCTCCGATCTAAACCATCGGAAGAGGGGCATGGAGGCTCTGACATGGGGCTTTGTATTGCCATGCGCCGGGGCATAGCCGAGTTCTGGAAGAAAAGGGGAATGAGTGGGGACGCTGACTATTCCCACTACTCAAAAAGCCTAAAAAACAAGAAAAAATAAGATGCTTCGGGGAGTCATTCAAAAAACTTGCGCTGTCGGGTCAGCCAGTCCCTCTCCCTCTCCCCTGGGTGAGCCTAAATCGCCGGCTCGCATGAAATACCACGACCAGGGACACTCCTGCGCTGTCGGGTCACGTCTATACTGACCGGAAGCGGTTGATTAGTGTGTTTTTAATGTGGAAAGATAGGGAACGGATTGGACGTTTCCCTTTTGCGTCTAAGTTATTGGTTTATTTTAGTTTTTGAAGTAATACTTTCCCTTATCCCAACGGATATTCTTAGTGCTGGTGATTGCATCAATCGGCTTTCCCTTAAAGTTCCTAACAGAACAAACTGCTTCTAAGATCCGATCATAACCAAGATAGGCCTCAATAGAACTTGCATACAGGATCGTAAAAACATCCTGCTTGCGGTTCTCGTGGCAAATCATGGCATCGTGGAGATCAATATCCCACCAAGCCAACCCAATTTCACGATTGGTCAGAGTTGAGAAATCAATCCTGTCATCCATTTCAGGATCGGTCTCCCAACACTCCTTACAAATGCCCCCCAGAAGCATCCTAGAGTGAGGGGAAATTACCTCCTCACAATTGGGGCATTGACGAACATTAAGAACCTCAATTGCAGAACCAAGGCGATCAATCGCATCAGCGAGACAACGGATATAATCCGTATCAGTCTGACCGATCTTGCGGTTAATGTTTTTTAGCTTAAAGCTCTCTCCACAAGGGGAAAGACTCTTTTTGATTTTTTTCATTGGTGTATCCTTTCTTTTGGTGTTGTCCTAAGCTGAATTGCAGGCTACTCCCCTCTCGATTGGAAAGGGGAGGGTTTCGGTTATAAATTCACCGGCTTCCCTTACCATAAAGCCGGTGGAGGTGCGGATTAATCTCCTATGATTGCGGGTGTTTATCATAGATTACAGATTTGGACGGTGAGGATTAAAGCAAGAAAAGCAAGAACTAGGCACAGGCCCAGGAACCGGGAAAGATCCCGGTCTCGCTTTTCTTTTCTATATTGGAGAATCAAAGGTGAAGGGTGCATTACTTGGTGAATTGATTTTTGGGAGTGTTGGCTATGAGTTCGTCTACGGTTCGGACCGCTGTTCCATGAGCGGGAAACCCGATAATGAATCCCCTATCAGCTTTAGAACAGAGCCGGCACTTATCGCACGACATACCGCCGATGCGAGTAGCTGGACAAGTAACAACTAGATTGCCAGCCGGCGATATTTGATTTTTCACGCTAGTATCACGGGCGGGAATCAAAGTAACAACCGGCAAGCCGGTTTTCATAAGCTGATCAGCATGGGAAAGATTGTTTCCCGATAGATTGATCGTGAAACCGGACCGGTTGGCTTTTCTAATGGCGGGAAGGTTTCCCTTTTCATGAATTGGCTTGTGGGTGTAAGTGAAACCCCTCTTGCCCCTATTAGCCTTCACTAGTTCGGATAGCATTGGAGCATCAATCCGATTATTGTCACCAGGTAGATCACCAGCTTGGTTGTGTCTCCAGAATGTTCCGGCGGGAAGGTGCGTAATGGCTTGCAAGAATGCTTTCCAGGATTCCCCTCGATCTCCCGCTGTTACTTTCGCCCAGTGCAATGCAAGAGGCCCGCTTTTCGCATAGCACCCTTTGCTTTTCAGAGGACACTTGTCTGGGCAGGTATTCGCACTGGTAGTGCTTACCGGTATTGGCCCAGTCTTTGAGTTAGATGATTTTAACGTGAGGTGTACAGTTGTCATGTTTTGTGTTTTGGTTGGTTGGTTGGTTAAAAATCCTGCCTTTTTAGGATGGAAAGGAAGAAGGAGCAATCATGCACTTCTTTCATCAAATCTTTTTGCTCTTTCTCTTCCAGAATGTCGCTTTTTACCAGTTTTAGCATTTTATATTTATGGGTAGCCAATGCCCTCTGGAAGAGGAGATTGGTTTCCTGGGTGATGTTCAACTGAATGCTCTGCATCGTCATGGTGTTGGATTGGTTGCGCCGGCAGAATTACCGGCAACGTGACAATGACCAAACCATCGACAATCTCAAGAAAATATTTTTCATGCCCATAAAAAAAGTCTTTACTTTCCCTACCAGCCTTTATTCATGCCCTTCGGAGGGCAATTCAATAAAATAAAAAAAGGGGAATTCCCGCCCTTGTCATTTATCACGGGCAATCAAAAAAACGATTTTAAAGCAATCCTGAAGCGATTCTAGATTAGAATGATTCTAAATAAGGTTGATTCCGGGCACTTTCTTCAATAGTGTCACTTTCTGAAATGAAGGAAACAAAAGAGAAAAAGCGAGGCCAGAAGAAATTCGATCACGAAGCACTAGAAGTGGCTTTTTATGCAAATGACAGAGACTTTGAGAAGACCAGCCAAGTCACCGGAGTGAGTAAAAACACCCTTTACCAAATCAGTAAGCGAAGGAAATGGAAAACACTAGGCAATGCTCAACGAAAGCTCGTTGAAGCTAGGCAAGAGATAAGAGAGATCGATCCGAATATAGTCACGAGTGTCAGTGAAGTGGTGAGGACTAGCTTTGAGGATCAGAAGGAAGGTTTTAAATCATCAATGTCCTCTGCACTCTCAAAGGCTGGAGAGTTTATCTCTACTATGCCACCGGAAGCCATAGTCGCCGAGTCTCGCAAGGTGAAGGACATTCTGGATAGTGGTTCCAAGTTGTATGGATTCGGAGACGATGGTTCCAAGGCCCACCTTTCAGTTAACATCCTCGGTTTATCCTTGGATAGTATTGCGGAAATAAAGCCGGCAATTAAGATATAACTTTTGTTATATTCATATTGACCACTAACAACA